AAATCAGCTAGTAGATTGCCCGAAGTTGTAAAATTTTTGGAAACTATCAACATTAAATTGTTACCTTGGCAGGAATTTGTGCTTGAGGATATGTTGCGAGTTACAAAGGAAGGAAATTTTGCTAGACGTACTAACTTGCTGATAACCCCCAGACAAAATGGCAAGACTGAACTAGCTAAAGTAATGATCTTGGCTCATTTGTTCGTTTTCGGGTCTAAGAACATAATTGGCTTGTCCTCTAACCGATCTATGGCATTTGATGTGTTTAGAGCTGTTGCAAACACCATTGAGGAAAATGATGTGCTACTTCATAAGGTCAAGGCAATTAGATACACAAACGGTCAAGAGTCAATTACATTAAAAGACAATAGTCGTTACGAGATTGTTGCAGCCACTCGCGACGGTTCTCGCGGAAAACATGCCGATCTGTTGTTTATTGATGAGTTACGAGAAATTTCAGTTGAGGGGTTTCAAGCTGCTGTTCCAACCACTAGAGCTAGACCTAACGCAATGAGTCTTTATTGTTCCAATGCGGGTGATGCGTTTAGTACGGTACTTAATGATTTACGAAGTAAGGCAATGGAGTATCCAAGCCCTACATTTGGCTTTTACGAATATTCTGCTCCTATGTCTATTAGACAAAACTTGCACGACCGTAAATTGTGGGCAATGAGTAATCCCGCCCTTGGTCATACAATTTCAGAGGAAGCTATTGAGGAAAGCATTGCAACAAACTCTATTGAAGCTACTTTGACTGAAACGTTTTCGGTTTGGATAGATTCTCAAATATCGCCTTGGACATTTGGCAGCATTGAGGCATGCAGTAACGCAGATTTAATTTTGCCTGTTGGAGCAATGACGGTTATGGCTTTTGATGTTAGTCCGTCAAAACGCACAGGAAGCCTCGTTGCCGCCCAGATAGTTGATGGCAAGATTGGTGTCGGGTTAATGGAAACATTTAGCTCTGAAATTGCTATTGATGAATTAAAAATGACTCAAGCAATACATGATTGGGCTTTAAAGTACAGACCTGTACAAATTGCTTACGATAGATACGCAACTGCCTCTATTGCACAAAAATTAGCTCAACAGGGTCATAAATTAGTTGACGTAAGCGGACAAGCGTTTTATCAGGCATGCGGTGAACTTGCTGACAGTCTTACAAATTCAAGGCTTGTTCATAGCGGGCAACCTGATTGGGTTCAATCAATGAATAATGCAGCTGCTAAATATAATGACAGCTCTTGGAGAATTATTCGCAGAAAATCCGCTGGAGATGTAACTGCCAGCATTTCAACCGCAATGTGCGTTCACTTGCTATCAAAACCAATTTCCGTTCCGATGATCTACGCATGACGGTCAAAAGTGATATAATTCTCTAATGGGATTTTTCCGAGATTTAATCAAGCCAGAATCTAAACCACAAATAACCGCGCAACTTGCTCCGCCTGTTGTAGCTGACCCTTTTAATTTTTATTCGCAATTTACTCCGTTCCAATCAGTAGGACGCGAGGAAGCGATTTCCGTCCCAAGCGTTATGCGCTGCCGCAACTTAATAGCCACAACAATTGGCACTATGGAACTAAAAACTTATTCCAAGGCAACAAAAGAGGAATTGCCAAATTTACCTTGGGTAAACCAATTATCTAAATCAGCACCTAACACAATTATTTTAACCGCAATTGTTGACGCATTATTTTTCTACGGAACTGCGTATTTAGAAGTAACTGAAGTTTATCAAGACGACAATCGTCCAGCGCGTTTTGATTTTGTTAATAACACTAGAGTTCAAGTTCAATTAAATAAATTAAACACTTTTGTAGATTTTTATACAGTTGATGGACGCGAAAGACCAATGGCGGGAGTTGGCTCACTCGTCACAATACAATCGCCTGTTGATGGAATTTTACATGCTGGCGCACGAATTTTAAGATCAGCAATTGATTTAGAAAAAGCTGCTGCAAACGCCGCTTCAGTTCCAACTCCAGCGGGAATTTTGAAAAATAATGGTGCGGACTTAGGTGAGAAAGAAGTTGCAGGTTTATTAGCTGCATGGCGTCGCAGCCGCGCAGAAAGATCAACTGCATATTTAACAGCGTCATTGGAATATCAACCAACAGCCTTTTCACCGAAGGACATGACCTACAACGACTCAATTTTAATGATGTGTACTCAAGTTGCCAGACTTTGTAATGTTCCTGCTTATTATATTTCTGCGGAAATGAATAATAGTTTAACTTATTCTAACGTCCAAGATGAAAGACGTCAGTTTGTAGCTTTATCCTTGCAACCTTATGTAAGCGCGGTAGAAAGTCGCCTCAGTATGGACGATCTTACGCCCGCCACACAATTTATAGCGTTTGACATGGACTCAGGATTTTTAAGAGCCAATCCACTAGAAAGATTAACTGTTATTGAGAAAATGCTTCAGCTCAATTTGATTTCAGTTGAGGAAGCAAGACAAATGGAGGAATTATCACCAAATGGAAATAATTAATTTTAGTGCAGATTTAGAGGCTTCAGAATCTCGCAGAATCATTGCGGGAAAAATTGCGCCATACGGTAACGAAATTGGAAATACCTCAGTTGGCAAAGTAATTTTTGAGGAAGGTTCAATTGCAATAGATGAGCCTAAAAATGTTAAGTTGCTTTTAGAGCATGACCCAAAAATGCCAATTGGTCGCATGAAAAACGTAACTGAGGATTCAACTGGAATTTATGCTGAGTTTAAAGTTAGTAATACCACTAGGGGAACTGATAGTTTAATTGAGGCGGCTGAGTCGCTACGTTCTGGCTTGAGTGTCGGAGTGGAAGTATTAAAAGGAAAAAACAGTAACGGAGTGTATCGCGTAAGTGCTGCACGTTTAATGGAAGTTTCGCTAGTACAGGCAGCCGCATTTAAATCTGCTGAAGTAACTAGCGTTGCTGCGTCTGAAAATACAGAGGCAGTTTCAACCGAAACCAAAACAGAAAAAGAGGAAATTGTGGAAAACACAACTACTGAAACTGTTGCGACCGAGGTAGTAGAAACCCCAGCGGTTGAAGCTTCTCGCCCAACAATTGCAGCACCTATTTACACTCGTCCTCGTCTTGAGTTCACAAAGGAAAAATTCCTAGAGAACACATTACGCGCAACTTATTTAAATGATGATGAGGCACGTCAATACATTGCAGCAGCAGCAGATACAACTGATAACGCAGGTTTAGTTCCAACACGTCAATTGACTGAGGTAATTAATCCATTATCAAACGCTGATCGTCCATTTATTGATTCTATTTCAAATGGTGCATTACCTGACGCAGGTATGACTTTTGAAATTCCTAAATTAACTCAAGCACCAACAGTTGCAGAAACAGCCGAAGGCGCAGCACCGTCAGACACAGACCAAAACGTTTCCTTCTTGAGCGTTTCAGTCAAAAAGTACGCTGGACAACAAACATTTAGCACAGAAATTTTAGACAGATCATCTCCAGCGTTTTTCTCAGAGTTGGTACGTCAAATGGAGTTTGCTTACGCTAAAGCAACAGACGCAGCCGTAGGAAATATTATTGGACAGGTTGCTACAGATGGCGGAAACCGCACAATGTCAGCAGCAAATATTCAGGATTTTATTTCTGATGCAGCAGTTTCTATTTACTCAGGAACTCTTGGGTTTGCGCAAAACATTGTTGTTTCACCTGAACAATGGGGCGCATTGATGGGCTTAGTTGATGGTTCAAATCGTGCAGTATTTACACAAACCATTAATCCACAAAACGCGTCAGGAAATCTAACACCAACAAACATACGCGGTAACATTGGCGGATTAAACCTTCGCGTTTCACGTTATCTATCAGGAACAGGCGATCAAACAATAATCGTAATAAACCCTGATTCGTTTACATGGTACGAGTCAAGCAAATACCGCTTAGAAACTAATTTAATATCAACAGGACAAATTCAAGTTGCTTATTATGGTTATGGTGCGCTTGCAAATAAAATCAATGCCGGTGCTTACAAGTGGATGGTTGCATAAACTTTCCTAAATAGGAATCATCTGTAAAGGGGCGTCGGAAGCCTTCGCCCCTTTACTTTAAGAAAGGCAGACAATGGCAGCCACATACGTTACTGAAGCTGAACTTAGAGCAAATTTACAATTAGGTAATTTGTACAGTTCGGCAACAGTTGAGGAAGTCTGTCAGGCTGCCGAAAATATAATTAAAAGTTATTTGTGGTTTAATAAAGCTTACATTGCTGTAACAGAATTAAACAGCTTAAAGGCAACTGTTACAACAGTTGAACCTCATGGTTTTGTTGTTGGTCAAAGCCTAGTAATTTCAGATTCAGGCGCGGTGTTTAACGGAACTCGTACAATAACCGAATCTACAATTTATACTTTTTCTTTTACGGTTGCTTCAGGCGCAGATCAAACAAATCATTTAGTTAGACCTTACGGAGTTGCAACAGGGTCGTTTCATGGCACAGATTATGCAACAGTTCCCGAAATAAATTTGGCTACCCTTATGGTGGCGACTGAAATCTGGCAAGCCAAACAAGCTGCTAATGGCGGCGCACTAGACCCTAATTTTCAACCATCACCCTTTAAAATGGGTTCAACATTGATTGCAAAAGTTAGAGGCTTAATTGCGAACCACTTAGCTCCCAATGGACTAATAGGCTAATGACAGTTGCCGTTACAACTCTCAGAGCTTCCATTGCGTCCGCGCTAAGTAATGCGGGGGTGTGGGACACGTTCTCTTATGTGCCAGCCACACCCACCGCCAATAGCGTTGTTCTCAGGTATGCCGACCCAATGCTTGAGCCAAGCAACAATCAATACAATGTTGGGGCAAAGGCAAACTTTACAATAACTTGCATAGTCCCAATGCTGGACAATCAAGCTTCATTAATTGCGTTAGAGGAAATGGTTTGCGCGGTATTTTTAAAACTTGTTGCGTCAAGCCTTAAATTTAACATTGAAAGCGTATCTGCGCCGTCGGTATTGCAGGAAGCTCAAGAGATGATGGTCAGCACAATCAACATAAGCACACTAACAACTTGGAGTTAAACAATGACACTTACAGACGAGGACATTGCCTTTCTTAAAAAGATCGGTCAAATAGCACCACAAGACAAGCCAAAACCAACAATCACCAAGAAAGACGAGGAATAATTCATGGCAACGTTTTTAAATAACAAGGTTGGATTTAAAGTTAACTCTGTTAACTTGTCTGACCATGTAACAGCTTTTACCCTTAACCGCGTTCTTGACCAAATTGAGATCAGCGCGATGGGCGACACCGCACACAAATACACTACTGGGTTAGCAGCTGATACAATAACCGTATCATTTCTAAACGATGATCTAGCTTCAGGCGCAGGTTCAGTAAGAGCTACACTACAAGCCGCTTTCGGTACAACAGTTGCTTTCCAAGCAATTCAAGATACTGCCAGCGCGGTTTCAGGAACAAACCCACTTTATTCAGGTACAATTCTTATTGACAATCTAACCGATATCAATGGTGCGGTCGCTGATATAGGCATGATGGATTTAACCTTCACATGCAACAGCAAGACAGCGTACGCAACAACTGGTACTTGGTCATAACAAAGGACTAAAATGATTAAACTTAAAATAACCAAGGCTTCAGGTGACGTTTCCGAATATGAAATTACACCTGTTATTGAGTTCGCGTTTGAAACCCATTTTAAAAGTGGATTTCATAAATATTTTAGAGATGAAGAAAAACAAAGCGCGGTCTATTGGTTGGCTTGGGAAGCTGAAAGGCGCAATGGCGTAACTGTTGTGCCTTTTGGTGATAAGTATTTGGAGCAGCTTGTTAAAGTAGAGATTCTTGACGCTGACTCCCCAAATGGATAACGCGGGATTCCTTTCACTACCTCGTTGCTAGGTTAGCAATAACAACAGGACTTCCGCACCAAACGTTTATTGATATGGACAGGGATTTGTTAAAGGCAACTTTAGCGGTTCTCAAAGACGACGCAAAGGCTAGGGAAAATGCCAGCAGAAATAAAAGGTTTAATTGAGCTTCAAAAAGCTCTTAAAGATTACGCCCCTGCCCTAGCTGTACAACTAGACGATCAAATGGCTGTTGCCCTTGGTGGCATAGTTAAGAAAGCCCAAGATTATGTTCCTAGCAGTTCACCTTTAAGCAACTGGAATTACAGACGACGATCTGAATTTTACTTTGACGCTCAAGATAATAGGTTAAGAAAGTTCCCTTTATTTAACGCGGCAACTGTTGTTTCAAAAATTCAATACAGTTCAACTCCACGCAAAACAAACAGGCGCGGATTTAAAGCTGTTTATTACATAATTAACAAATCTGCTGCGGGTGCTATTTATGAAACAGCTGGTAGAAAAAATCCTTCAGGTCAGCCTTGGGTTGGTCGTTTAGGCGACCCACGTCAAAAAGATATTAGTCGTTCAAACAACCCTCAAGCGGGTTCAGATTTTATTCAGGCAATGGGTGAGTTAAAGCAAGGCAACATAGAGAGTTCTACAAAGCGCGGTCGTTACATGAAAGGTCGGTTGATCTTTAGAGCTTGGGCTGAGGACGGTGGCAAAGCTAACGCAGCCGCTTTAACTGCTATTTACAACGCTAACGAGCAATTTAAAAAGAAACAATATTTTAGGAAGGCGTCACGATGAGTATAGTAATTGATATTGCCGCGCAATTTACAGGCAAGAAAGCATTTACTCAAGCTGAGAACGCTGCCGATAAATTGGCAAGAAACGTCAAACATGCTCTCATTGGTGTCGGTGTTACCGCTTTTGCTAAGTCAGCCGTTACCGCTTTTGCTGCCCAAGAAAAGCAACTAGCATTATTTAAAAACTCTTTACGCAATATTGGTTTTGAGTTTGCAACTTCAGACTCATTAGCATTTCTAAATAGTTTAAAATTACAATATGGAGTTGCAGATCAGCAGTTAATTCCTGCGTATGAAAAATTGTTAACTACAACCCGAAGTCTTGCAGCCTCACAAAATCTTACAAACATTGCATTAGATATTGCTGCTCGTCAAAACATTAGCGTAGTTCAAGCCGCTGACGCACTTAGCAAGGCTTATTTAGGAAACACAAAGGGATTAGGCGCACTAGGTTTAGGTCTTAGTAAAACAACTCTTGCTTCAGGGGATTTTGCTTTAATACTAAAAGAAATAACTAACATTACAAAAGGCGCAGCGTCAAGAGCAGCTGATACTTTTGCTGGCAAATTAGGTAAGTTAAAGGTTGCAGCCGACATGGCTAGAATTAGTATTGGCGCAGGTCTGGTTGAAGCCATTATGAGAATCAGCGGCGCAACAGACATAGATCAATTACAAACTAAAATTATTAAGTTTGGTGAATCTGCTTCCGAAGCGTTGATTAAAGTTGGTCAATTAATTTCTGACAATATTATTCTAATTAAAACTTTTGCTGCACTTATGATTGCAGCGTTTACTATCAATAAAATTGCTGCGTTTATTATTTCCTTAGAGGCAATTATTAAAACAATTAAGGCTTTAAGAAACGCTATATTGGTTGCGGCGGTGGCTAGAAACTTCCTATTTAGCCCGCTTGGTGCAATAGCTGCTAACGCTGCAATGTTTGCAGCAATTGGTTTGATGATTAAAGGCGTTGATGCAATTAGCGAATCTGCAACTAAGGCAACTGGAAACCTACAAAGCATGTTTGCCGCTGGCGGTTCAATGGCTGGAGGCGATCAAGGCGGTGCGGCTAAATTCGCCGAGGGTGCAGCTGCTAGAGCTGCCAAGGAAGCCAAGGCTGCCGCACTTGCCCAATTAAAAGCAACTAACGCACAAACCAAGGCTATTAAAGATCAGGCTAAACTTAAAAAGGCAAGCGGCTTGCTTGACATGGAACAAATACAAATCATGGCAGCCTTGCAGAACCAATTAACCGAGGACGAGAAACTTAGACTATCTTTACAACTTGCTTTACTTACAGAAAACGCAGCTGAGGCAGACCGTTTAAGCAATCAATTAGCGTTATCACAATTACAAACAACAGGCTTAGCAAGAGCAATTCAAAACTTACCACCTGCCCTAAATCCTTTACAAGATTATCCTAATTATATTAACAAAGCCATAACCGATATTTCCTTAATACAAGACGCATTAAATAAACTAAAAGCACCTGTTCTAACTGTTCAAATCAACACCGTTAATACAGGTGGTGGCGGTGGTGGCGGAGGTGGTGGCGGTGGTGGCGGAGGCTCACCAATTGTTCCAGTTCCTTTTGCTGGCATACCATTAGGCGGCGACATTGGCGGAGCAGCAAAAGCTTTAGAATATGCGGCGAAAAAGAATCAAGTTACATTAAATACACAAATGCCTGATTGGCAAAGTTATCGCGCTGGAGAACGAGAAACCAAAGTTACTGTCAACGTCCAAGGTAATGTTATTTCTAATAGAGATTTAACTGACTCATTACGCATGGGATTACTTGACTCAAGTGCATCGGGTTCATTTACTCTATCCAATAGAGCTACTAGAGGCGATTAATGGTTTTACCTGCAACGCTTGACATATCTCTAGATTTCTCGTCGGGAGCTACTTTCGGTATCGGGCTTACCCTTGACGACCCTGTTAACGGTTTATTAGATACAGGCATTTTAGCTGAATCAACAACTCCACAATTAGTAACTGATTTAACGCCAGACGCAAGACGAATAAGCATAAGGCGCGGGCGCAATTTAATAAGAGATACTTACGAGGCTGGAAATGCTACCGTTAGAATTTACGACCCTAACGGAAACTTTAACCCTCAAAACACCAGCTCACCTTTTTATGGACAATTGACACCTTTAAAAAAATTAAGAATTTCTGCGTCTTATAGCGGGGTAACTTATTATTTGTTTAGTGGTTATACAACGGATTACATTTATTCTTACGATCAAGGCGAAAACGTTTCCTATGTGGACATAAACGCTTCGGACGCTTTCAGATTGTTTAACTTAGCAGCTGTAACAACCATAACAGGGCAAGCAGCTGGTCAAGATACAGGCACTAGAATTGACAAGATTTTAGATACCGTAGATTTCCCTGTGAGTATGAGATCAATTTCCACAGGCGATACTTTGACTCAAGCGGACGCAGGTAGTTCTAGGACTTCTCTTTCAGCAATTAAAAACTGCGAATTCTCAGAACAAGGGGCTTATTATGTCAGTCCCTCTGGCAACGTTGTGTTTAAAAATAGATCAGAGGTTATAGGTAGCGCAGGTAACACCCCTATTGAGTTTAATCAAACTACTGGAATTCCTTACAAAAACGTAAAGTTTGCCTTTGATGATAAATTAATTGTGAACCAAGCGAACATAACTCGCTTGGGGGGTGCTACCCAAGTTTTTATTGATGCGGATAGTGTTGCGACCTACTTCCCTCACTCAATTACTAGCTCTGATCTGGTCGTTCAGACAGACGCAGAGGCAGCCAATATTGCGGCTATTTACGTCGCCTCAAGGTCAGACACGACCATTAGAATTGATGAAATGAGCATTGACTTACTGGACTCCAATGTGCCGACTGACACGCTCTTGGGCATGGATTATTTTACTAATGTTCTAATTACCAACATACAGCCTGACGGTTCTACCATTACAAAAAACCTTCAGGTTCAAGGCGTTGCTTGGGATATAACCCCTTCGTCTTGGATTGGACATTTCAGCACCCAAGAAACTTTGGTTGATGGATTTATTTTGGACGATATTTATTATGGTCAGTTAAATGACGATATACTTAGCTACTAGGGGGATAACAATATGGCAGCAGGACTAGGGTTTAAAACGTTTGCAGTTGGTGAAGTTCTTTCCGCCGCAAATGTCAACGGATATTTGATGCAGGGAGTTTTAGTTTTTGCTAACGCGACAGCTCGCGACGCAGCAATTACTTCTCCACAAGAGGGACAGTTTGCATATCTTAAAGATACAAACGTAACCACGTATTACACAGGTAGTGCTTGGGCAAACCTAGACACAACAGGTATGACAAACCCAATGACAACTACTGGCGACACGATTTATTCTTCAAGTGGATCAACTCCAGCAAGGTTGGGAATTGGTACAGCTGGTCAGGTCTTGCAAGTTAATTCTGGTGCAACTGCTCCAGAGTGGGCAACACCCGCTGCTAGCGGTTCAAGAGGATTAAATCAAATCATTCCAACCTCA